CATAATCAATACTCTTGACCTCTGCTCCAGTTAAATGAGATACTGCAGTTGTATTATCTGCTCCTCTTTCCACTGTAATAGTATTGTTACTCTTAGAAGTAACAAACATCTCCTCTCCATCTATCTCAATATATTTCTTGAGAACTATATCCGAATCTGAATTTACATTTATCACAGTCTCAGTTAAACCAATGTCAGATGATAAGTTTGTAAGAACTTCTCCTTTGTAACTTCTTAAAGCTCTTGGTGTAACAGAATAAGTAACATCTCTTTCTGTGCTCTTTGATCCTCCAGCAAGATAGTTGATAGATGTCTTCTTGATAATATCGGAAGTAGCAGTAGAAACTGGACCAAACAAATATGTTTTAGCACTAAATCTTAAAGTGTAAAGTAAGACTCTACGTGTTGAAAAATCTCCCTCGTATTGATCATCCATAGTTACACTTTCTAATATAACTGGAATATCTCTTTTCTCTTTAATAGTCTCTACAAGTTTAACAGATAAATTATATGCAGGTTGAAAGTATGGAAGTATTTGTTCTACAATTTGAAGAGCATCATCATTTAATTTACACATGATAGATAACTCAAATTGCATACTATAAGGAACTGGCATAAATGCCTTCTTAACTACTTTACCATCGTTTGGATCTTTGACAGTAAATTGTTGTGTTGTAGTTACTTTTCTTGAAGCATCATAAGTTAATCCAGTGAATTCAAAAGACATTCTTGGCAAAGTAATTGCCGTTGGTTTATTTAAATCAGGAGATTGTTCAATTCTAGCAAGAAATTTTTGCGTCGGTCCATAAGCTAAAGGAACTCTAGTAACAGATCCCTCTTGCTGGATTTCCATTCCATTAAAAAGAGTTCCGAAAGCAATAATCGTTTTTCTAAATATCTCGTTATAAAAATACTCAAACATAGTTATAGACCTGGTATATTATTTAGGGTTGTCCAAATGGATTCTGTTCAGAGAAATCTAAAATAGCATCCGCTTGGGTTTCTATATCAAAATTGTCAGCAAATTCTTCATTATCTGGTACAGTATCTATAAGTCTTAGAACTCTAGCAGCACCTGATACAGATCCAGTCAACACTTCACCGACAACAAATGCACCATCCACAGATGCCACCTCTAAGATATTTGTTTCTGCATTCCATGTTCTAATTCTTCCTGTAGTTCCACTAGTTCCTCCAGTTACAATCTCATTGAATGCAAAATTACCTGATGAACTAGTATCTGGAGCTGCAATAGAAATAGTAGGTGCAACTGTGTAACCAGCACCAGCATTAATAAGATGAATAGCAGTTATGGTACCAGCAGCACTAACGATTGCTGTAGCAGCTGCTCCAGTGGTTGATATTCCTGTAAATGTAATAGCAGGTGAAGTTGTATATCCACCACCACCAGATGTGATAGTAACTATACCAACTGTTCCATGTTCTACTGTTGATGATGCAGCAGCAGAAACACAAACACCATCACCACCACCACTAAACGCTATTCCAGGCCCACCACCAAGAACTCCAGTATTAGTGTAACCAAAACCTGGATTTATTAAATGAACTGCTTGAACGACTTGTGCTTTTGGATTAGCACTATCTGTACAAACAACAATACCACCCAACATCTTTGCTGTTGCTATCCCAGTTAATCCACCAGCAGGTGCAGAACCAACACCTACAGTTGGTGCTGTTATATATCCTCCACCTCTATTTTTAACTGTAATGAATTGAATACCACCGTTTACAACACCCGTCAATGCAGTTGCTTGAGATGCGTTTCCAACCATTGTTAACGTGGTTGTAGTTCCTTGAATAGTATTAATACCATCATCAGTGGTTCCATCTATGTCATCACCAACTAGGTTGTCATCAATATCATCAATTCCAGTGGCAATAACTTCGTCTTCGTAACGGAATAGTTCACAATATAATTCATATACATAAAGATTCTGTAATTGGTAATATGGTTTAGCATATTCAATATCTTTAATTTCATAAACACGATCATCAAGGGGAAACCATATTAAATCACCAGATTTAGGTCTAGTTGATAACTTAATATTAGCTTGATCTTCAATTAAAGGACTAATATAACTCTCAAACCTCTCTCTAGAAATAACTAATCTAACTTCATCTTGAGATTGAATACCAAATTTTGATAAAAGATTTCCTGCACCAGAATATTGATCATAGTTATCTACGTACGCTTCTAAAGGTAATGCTAAATCAAATTTAGATTGAACAACTTCTCTAATTACTGATTTTTCAGTAGCAAACTTTCTGGGAAGATAAAATATCTCAACACCATAAGTTCTTAACTGTTCGTTTACTAAATCTTGAACTAAATTTTGTTCAGATGTAGTTCCTTGAGTAAAATAGGGATTAAGCACCATAACATTACCCTATCATATCTAGAGGTGGAAGTTCATAAGTATTGGACATCATCTCTTGAATCTTCTCAAGATCTTTTTCTGCATCATCATATATTTGTCTGCCATTTAATTCAATACCACCAGGAAGTTTAACTCCTTGAAACTTGATTAAGTTTTGACCCCACTGTCTCTTCATAAGAGCAGTTAGATATCTTTTCAAGAAAGAATCATTAAAAACTTTTGAATAGTCATTAGGATCTAAAGTTGAGAAACAATCAACTATAATATAATCATCTTTACTTACAGTATTCCAATCTATATCCATATATAATCTTTGCTGTCTTTTATTAAATCTTATTTGTTTTTGAGTTGTCAATAGGAAATTTATATCTTCAAGATATGTTTTAACCATTGCATAACTGAGAAGTTCTGTAGCACCCCAATAGTAAATATCATTTAAAAATAACTGATACTTAACACTAAACATATTGCTAGTGATAGCGTTAGATCCATCAAAATGAAATATCTTTGTTACTCCAATTATATTATCTGGAACTTTTAAATAGTTCCCATTTTCATTCCATGTAAAAGTCTGAGTTGATCCATCAAAATCTTGTGTAGCAGTTACTGTTGTTATACCTACAGAATCTGCTTTACCTGGTTGAGAAGTTCCTCTATCAATATCGTCTTGTGTGAGTTTATATTTAAAGAGTGCAGGATATACACCATCAAAATGTCTTTCTTGAAAATATTGAATAGCATCATCTAGAAGATCTTCTACCTGCTCATCGGCTATGTTAATCTCCAATACTGGAGCACCTAACTGCCTTTTACAGTAATCAATAAGTTCTTGACGAGTGGATGGTTGAGACATTTATGTATAATACTCCTAAAATATTTAGGGTGCTGATGATATGCCAGGTTTGACAAAGATCTGACCCTCAACAATCCTATAAACTGTTGATCCAGATCCTACCAAAATATCGTACATATATCGACCTTGACTTAAATCTCTAGTCGCAGTAGATCCCATTGATATCTTAAATTTGCCATCAATAGCACTGGTAAATCCAACAGAAAAAGTAGCATCAGCAACAGTGGTAGCACCGATACCAATACTTTTTTGCATTTGTGATGATCCAGTATATCCATCTAAACTGAAGGCTGTATTTGAAGTTCCTACTACTTCATAGTTTGCCGTAAAATCAGCACCCGTATTAAGAGTTAGATTTACGGGAAATGAAACTCCAGCATCTGGATCAAAAATAACTTTGTTACTTGCCATTGACTAACTCTTTAAGTAAAGATTTAATTTCACTAATTTCACCTTTTAGATCACTAAGATCTTTTTCCATAGTATCAACCCTTTCATGCTCACTTTTTTTCTGTTTACGACGAGCCAAATACTGATCATATTCAGATTGACTTGTATTAATTATAAAGTTTGTAGAAGGATCTCTAACTAGATTACTATGATCCTTAACTTTAACATGATCTTTATTCATTTTAAGCAAGAGCTAAGACTCTTAATTCCTTAACTCTAGGAACATAAGCCTGATTTGATGATGTTAAATCTAATTTAATTCTAAAAGATTTAAATGATGGTAAATCACTAGCAGTAAATGTATACTCTTTATATTGTAAATCTTTAGATAAGAATCCACCAACATCAGTTGTAGGAACTTTAGCATCAGATCTTCCACTACTCTCATTGAGAGCAATTATTTGACCACGATCATTCAAATTATCAAAACCAGGGAACGCAGTAAATATTGGTTCAAAGTTTTCTGTTTCGCTAATAGCATAGAATGCTCGAATATCAGAAAATTCATTAACGTGTCCAGATAGAATAATCTTCAATGATGTGGCTGAGGTTTCTAAAGTATTTTCCTTAGAAACATATTGACATGCTGTAGGATCCTCATTAAGTTGATTAACTCTGTTATCTTTTACATAATCAGTAATAGGATTATTAACCCTATTTGTAGTTAAACATACAGATGCTCTTTGACCATCAATAACTGGTGATAAGCGAGAATCAGATGTTTGTAATGATAATTCTACAGAAAGAGATCTATTACCAATTAGTTCTGACATTGCAGGTTGAGATGTTTCATTAATTCTAGAAGCAATAATTCTAGGAGAATCTAGATAATTAGTCTTATTCAAAGTGACAGACTCATCTCCCTGATCAATAAATGATAAATCTGATCCTGTTCCAGATCCGTCATTAAGACTGGTTCCAGATACTGATCTAATTGATGCAGTAAGGTTAGTTCCAGGTACTGTTACGTTCTGAATCATGGGTGAAATAATTTCATACTGCATATTTTGTGATGCATGAATATTAGTACCACCAGCAGATTTAGTGCTATTAACATAGAGTTTGGGGAAACTTTCAGCAGTGCTTCTACCAATTCCACCAACACCCATATCTAATTTAACATTATATGAATCAAATGTTATGTTTTCCTCATTAACATTAGATTTTGTAACATCAGATAATTGATGAGATTTATTAATTCTTAATAGTGAAACTCCACCAAGTTCATACTTAGCAATTGGAGTTCCGACTGGATATGCCCTTGCATTAGATCCTCTAGTGATTCCACTAAGAGTTCCACCAGCAGAACTGGTATAAGTAATAATTTCATCACCAATTTTAGCATAGCCTGGATTGGATGAAGCAACAGATACATTTTCAAATAAACCAAATGTAGAAGTTTGGGCAACTGATATTGCAGTTGTTGCATCAGCAGCATATGCAACAGTTAAAGTTGTTGGAACTTGATCGCATTCCACTTGAGATAGAGTGACAAAGTTTTGTTCATGATGCATACCATGATTTCTATGATCCACTGTAAAGTGTAATCCATCATTTACTTCTTCAATTGTCCTTGCTTTAGTGCTACCACCGTTCATAGTGGTTCCAACGCCAACAGCAATGTCATAAAATACATCACTTGTCAAATCAAAATCACCTTGAACTTGATCTAGTATTAATTGATCGGTTCCTCCTATGGAAGTTACGGAAAGTTGAGCATTACGCCCAGTTCTAAATGTGTTTATCCCAACAACATCACCAATTCTATAACCACTTCCAGAATGGTTAACTGCAGCAGATGCAACTGAACCATTAGTAATTGTTACATTAACGGTCATATCACGACCAAATCCAGTTATATTTGTTACACCAACACCAGTATATGAGGTAGAACCAGAATCAGGAGTATATCCTATACCAGCATTAACAATACCCATAGAACCAGTTGCAATACCAGCAAAAGCAGTTAATTTACCAGTAGCAAGTCTAGCAGCATCTTTATCAGAAGATCCTGTTTGATATACTTCCATACCAGGCTTCAAGGTATCTAATGTTGGTGTGGGAGATCCTCCAAGGAACGTTGTTAGACCAACTCTTATTTCCTTTGAAAACAAATTAATAGAATCTGGCATTAGTTTTGGAAGTTGCCCGTTACCTCTTGTTAATATTGGATTATAGAGATTAACAGTTCCTTCTGATTCAAAGTCTGCTCTATTCAATCTAAATTTTAAATCTTCCCACTGACTTGGTTCCCAAGTTTGTGCGTTTTGTGATTTAAATAAAGATCCAAGGAATGGTTGTTGAGATACAGATTCATC